TCGTGTAGAGTTTGATATGGATCAACTGATGATGGCAACTATCGATATTGAGGTCAAATCAGAGAATGGATTCCCTTCGCCGACTATTGCAAAAGAAGAACTGATATCCATCACCATCAAGAACCACCAATCCAAGAAGATTGTGGTATGGGGTGTAGGTGACTTCGTAACAGATCGTGATGATGTTTCATATGTCAAGTGTGAGAGTGAGGTACATCTACTCAAAGAGTTTATTGTATTTTGGGAACGACACTATCCTGATATCATCACAGGCTGGAACACAGAGTTCTTTGATATACCTTACATATGCAATCGAATCATTAACCTGTTTGGTGAGGATGAACTGAAACGATTATCGCCTTGGGGTTCAGTACGAGAGAAGTCTGTCTATAAGATGGGAAGAACACAACAAGCATATGATATTGCAGGGATCGCATCGCTCGACTTCATGGCACTATATCGTAAGTTCACATACACAGCACAAGAATCCTATGCTCTTAATCATATCGCATCTGTTGAACTTGGTGAACAAAAGGACGGCAATCCCTTTGAGACATTCAGTGAATGGTATCAGAAAGATTGGCAGTCGTTCATTGAGTATAACATACAGGACGTTGAGATTGTTGACAGGTTAGAGGACAAGATGCGTCTGGTCGAACTGTGTCTCACTATGGCATACGATGCTAAGGTTAACTACATCGATGTGCTAGGTTCGGTTAAGTATTGGGACATTCTTATCTACAACTATCTGCGTGAAAGAAACATTGTCATACCGCAAAAAGTATCTCAAGAGAAATCAGAGAAGTTCGAAGGTGCGTATGTCAAAGACCCTCAAGTGGGTATGCACAAATGGGTGATGTCGTTTGACTTGAACTCACTGTATCCTCATCTAATCATGCAGTACAACATATCACCAGAGACATTGATTCCCAGCAAACCAGAGACAGGGCTGGTAGATAAGATGCTCGAAGGTAAAGCACAGAATAACACTGAACACTGTATGACCCCTAATGGTGCGTTCTTTCGTAAAGACAAACGTGGGTTTCTTCCAGAACTAATGGAAACCATGTACAATGACCGTACCAAGTACAAGAAACTTATGTTGCAAGCATCACAAGAGTATGAGAACACCAAAGACCCTAAGTTGTTGAAGGATATATCCAAGTACAACAACATTCAGATGGCAAAGAAGATATCTCTTAACTCAGCTTATGGTGCGATTGGAAACAACTACTTTCGATACTATGACCTTATGATTGCATCTGCAATCACTACATCAGGACAACTATCTATTCGATGGATTGAGAAGTCTCTCAACATCTATCTTAATAAACTATTGGAGACAAAAAATGAAGACTATGTTATTGCTTCGGATACAGATTCGGTATACATCACTTTTGACCGATTGGTTGATAAACTGTTTGGAGAGGGAAAAGAGACTAGCACCATTGTCAACTTCTTGGATAAGATTGCAAACGAGAAGCTGGAACCATTTATTGAAAATAGTTATAAAGCTCTTGCTAAGGTAACGAACGCATACGAACAAAAGATGGTCATGGCGAGAGAGGTTATCGCAGACAAGGGTATCTGGACTGCAAAGAAACGATACATTCTCAATGTCCACGATAGTGAGGGGGTACGATACAATGAACCCAAGCTCAAGATTATGGGTATCGAAGCAGTCAAATCATCTACGCCAAAGGTGTGTCGTAACAAGATTAAAGAAGCACTCAAGATCATAATAAACGAAGATTCTGATGTGCTAAATACATTCATACAAGACTTTCGTGAAGAGTTTATGCGCCTAGACCCAGAGGAGATTGCCTACCCACGTTCAGTGAATGGGTTAGAGAAGTTCTCATCATCAAACGGTATGTTTGCCAAGGGCGCTCCTATACACTGTAAGGGTGCAATACTATACAACCACCTACTCAAACAGAAGAAACTAACGAACAAGTATCCTCTGATACAAGAGGGTGATAAGATTAAGTTTGTGCATCTGCGTCAGCCTAACGTGTATACCGCAAGTGCATTTTCTTTTATAACTGCATTCCCAAAGGAACTTGACTTAAAGGACAGAATAGACTATGATAGACAATTTACTAAATCATTTGTCGAACCATTGAAGTTTATCTCAGAGAAGATAGGTTGGTGGATAGACGATAGTTATGGGACACAAGGAACTTTGGATGGATTTTTCTAATGATATTAAATAAACAAGACGCATTGTATGCAGCTAACGTGTTCGTAGAATACTTTTCTTCTTTTGGAAGAATAGATGACTATCTACGAAGAGTGAAGCTTGAACGTATGAAGAATTACCCAGCAGCGTTGCCTAACATGGGCCCAGAAGATGATTTTTTTAATGATTCCACGATGCATCCGAATGATATGGAGTTTGAGTGTCGAGAGGTGACCAATGAGATATTCGTCAACTACCTAGAGATTGTAACCTCTCATGCGGTAGAGGTGAGTGTGCCAGGAAAATCTATCAAGTGGGTAGTGTATGAGAAGAATACCAATAAAATTATTGGTTTCATAAGATTGGGTTCGCCTACCATCAACTCTAAACCTCGTAATAATTTTCTAGGCAAACCACTGGACACCTATAGTAAAGAGGTCATGAAACGATTCAATGATTCAACCATCATGGGGTTTATTATAGTGCCTGTCCAACCATTCGGGTTTAACGCATTAGGTGGTAAGTTACTAGCAGGTATCTGTTGTTCTCATTTCACTAAGAATGCGTTAGACAAGAAATATGGCGGCCCTTTTTGTATGTTTGAAACCACCTCATTGTATGGTACAACTAAGAGTGTGAGCCAGTATGATGGAATGAAACCATTCCTGAGACATAAGGGTGAGACAGTATCAGACTTTGCACCACTGATCAATGATGACAACTTTCATAAACTCAAGAGATGGTTTGAGGATAAGAATGATGGTGTGTCGTTAGTGGATAAAGATGCATCATCACGGAAACTCAAGACACAAACCAAGATGATCAGCATCATCAAGGGTTCTCTCAAGAACGTAGATGAGGATGCATACAATAAGTTTTGTAAGACATTCCTTGATGCAAAAGGATTGACAGAACAGAAACGTGCGTATATGAGTGACTATGGATACTCCAATGTCAAAGAGTATATGAACATGGAAACCGACACATTGATAAAGAAAGACAACTATGACCGATACAGCTTCGAAGGCGTGACAGAATGGTGGCGTAAGAAAGCATCTAATCGGTTTGAAACTCTTCGAAGTGAAGAAAGACTACGAACAACACTAGAAACTTGGAACACAAACGCAAAGGATATAGACATAATAAGATGAGAGCAGGTATATACATTCTAAATGAAGATGATGCTAAAGAACTCAGTTCAATTGAACTCAGTGATAAGGTCAAGGAGGTATTCAATAATGCATATTGTGATGATCGTCAATCTAATAGAGAATGGAGTGACATAATAAGAACTTCAGATGCAGATTACAGCCTGAGTGGTATGAATTATCCATCAAACGGTAAAGGTATCAGGGGTAGATAATGTTTAAATGGCACTTGTTATTGATAGGATTGGTCGTGTTTAGCGTCTATTCATCGGTACGTGCAGATTACTATACCGAAATAAAGGTTGGAGTCGAGGACTTTGCGACAAAATCAGATGGTATGACTAAATTTGGTATAGACATTGGTAAGAGAGTATATAACAATTTGGATATAGAACTGACAAGTCGAACTAAATTCAATCACTCAGGTGGCCATGGAGCAAAGATAGGAATCCGATTTATAACCCATTACAAACCATTGTATGCGAAGGTTGCAGTAGGAAAGAAATATACCAATAACAATCTTGGATACTATTCGATAGAAGGGGGAGTAGAGTATAAGATTGCTGATAGATGGAAAACAAGTACTGGAATTCGATTCCGTAATGCATTCGATACAAAATACAATCAAAAGACTCATACATTCAAAACAGGAATAGGATATAGGATAACAGATGCAATGGGCATAGGAGTATCATATGATATGGAACGTGGAGACAGTAATGAGGACAGTTACGGGCTAGGACTAAGGTTTAAGTTTTGAGCATTGACCTTTCACAACACCCTGACGCAGAAGCAATCCAAAGACTAAAACTCGCAGAGATTGAAAGCAAACGCAAACAAGGTGAGTATTTGTTACAGCATGTATCAGATAAAGCGTTAAAGAAAGAGTATAAACGAAGGGGTTTATAGGGGTTGCGGAAGAATTAGAGAGATTCACTACTAATAGACCTAAATGTAGTGTATTTGACTAAGCATTTAAAAAGGCTAAAATAAACATAGATCAGATGTGATTAAAGTCCACAGTCTATCGTCTTCAGATTCCCACACACAGAGAGAATGTGCCGATTATACCATAAAACTCACACAAAGTCAAGGCTTTTATTTAGCTTTATTTGGCAAAAGAGCCTTGACAAGAGCTGCTCAGCATGTTATCATAGCTATGTAAGATCGGATAAAGGAACAAAGAATGCTAGTATCAAGAACGCTCATAACAACAAAGACTACACCATCTAATCATATCAAGTATCTGCT